TAAATTATTTACTATATAATATATATATGACTTCATTTGATCTAAGTAAATACAAAAATATCTTTGGCTATCCAGGTAAGGGTGTCCATAAGTATAAATTCAGAGGTACATCGTTGGTAGATTATTTTATGACCATTGTAGGGGCGTTCTTAATAACTTATTTTACAGATATCCCTCTGGTTATTACTACGATAGGTCTATTGATACTGGGTATAATATTACATTGGTTATTCGGAATAAATACGGAGGTATTAAAATTTATTTCTTAGAGACATATTGATATTCTTCTTCTAAGTATTCGTTGTAACAAGTTAATGAAAATACCTCTTCATTGCATTTCATATGACAGATGCCTAAATTAGGCGAAAAAAAATCCAAGATTGAATCATCGTATTTTATTTTTTCTAAAAACACTAAACTATCATCATAACTTTTTCCACCAGTACCTATTACTAAGGTAGGTATCTTATGTTTACCGACTTCAATCAAGCTTTTACAGTGATCATGACCGCAGATATATATATTTATTTTCACTTTTGAGAGCAGTTCATCCATAAATTTCTCGTGTCTCTCTTCTGCATTACCGTGCCCACCAATCGATCTCCATGTATGATGACCACATAGGATTTTCCATCTTTTTTTAGAATTTTGAATTGATGAGATTGTATCATTTAATTGTTTTTGGATAATATCTTCAGACAAGTGTTTGAAATTGGTATCAATAAAAAACATATCACAATAAGGAAAACTTTGTAAATACCATTTACTAGGCATGTTCCATTTTTTATCGAGATTATATTTACTAAATGTATAATCTATTTGAGATTGAGGATTTGTGTGATAATCGTGATTTCCCAGACATAAGTAAAAGGGTAGATTTATATTTTGATAGGGGTCTCTAAACTTAGTATTAAATTGTTCATCATCTATAGTCTGACAACCATCGGGATAAATATTATCGCCAACGATGATAATAGATTTAATAGGTCTATCCTTGATTATTTGGGCCATAGCATGCGCTACTTTATATTGATCGTCTGTCCCGGATCCAGTATCACCAATGAATATACATTCAAACATAAATATAATAAATAAGTTAAAAGAAAAATATTATATTAAATTATAAATATAATGTATTACTACGAATTACCCAAATTTGCCGAATTAGTCTCAAATGGTGAAATAAATTTAAGCAGTGCTATCCCCTTGAAGAGCATGGATCATAATATGATTCATAATATATCTTTTTTAGATCATTGTAATCACTTATGTCAAAAAAATAAAACGAATCTTTTGAGATTATTAAGTGTTATTTTACAGAAGCTGAACGGGGATATGATTTTAAGAGTAAATAGATATCCTCAACTAAATAGTAAAATACAAACCGCGATCGGGGAATGGTCTGAAAGTATAGAACCCTTAGATTTATTTAGATGTCCGAATAGTTGTTATGATAGTGAAAATGTATTTAGATTACAGGATTCGGTTAGCGGATACGATAGTGAATTTTCCAGATTAAATGAAAATCTAAAAGAGAATGATGACAATTCAGATTTATATGAAGTATTAGAGAAGTTAAAAAATAATTATCATGAATGTGATGGAGAATTAAGGGATAATTTAATTCAGCTCGAAGAAAGAACAAATGAATATGATCCTCCTTATCGTAAGATTTTAGACGACTTAAGTACTCGCCCCAAATCATTTTATATGGATAATCTATTGTCAGGCGATAATGGTGGTAATATTAATAATATTAATAATAATGTAAATATGAGACTAGTAAAAGGTATCCCTGAAAACATCCCTGTCATTTTCCTGAATAGCGCCTTATTGTCTACTCTGATATCCAAATGTATGGAGGGACATAAATCAGAATGTATGAAGTTAAAAGAAATATTATCTAAGAAAAATGAGGATATTGAAGATATAATGAATAGAATAGGACCGGGTGTCCCATTATCGGATAGTATCATGAATTTCATAAGCGGTGTCAAAGGTTTCTTCGACGAAAACGATAGCGACTTACCTAGCGATGATAGTGATAATGAAGACGATGAAGATAAAATAGCGAATGTATTAAATAAATTAATAAAACCCGAACAAATGGAAACAATGGTGCCAATAGAAGATAATAACTCTGAAATAGATGAAGGGGATATGTATCATCTAAAAATTTTAAAAGAAAATTCAGATAATGCTGATGCTGCTACTGCTGCTGCTGATGCTGATGCTGATGCTGATGCTGATGCCGATGCTGATGCTGCCGATGCTGCTGCTGCTACTGCTACTGCTGATGCTGATGCTGATGCTGCTACTGCTGCTGCTGATGCTGATGCTGATGCTGATGCTGATGCCGATGCTGATGCTGCCGATGCTGCTGCTGCTACTGCTACTGCTGATGCTGATGCTGATGCTGCTACTGCTGATGCTGATCAAATATCTTTTTACGATTAAAGACCATATAAAAAGGTATGTTTATCATTTTTATTAGTAACTTGATCAATTTCTGATACGTGTTTCCCCTGAACAAATATTGGAGGATAATAATAATATTTAAAATATTGTAAATCAATTAAATGAACATCATAATTTTTTATCTTATCAGTGATAGTCGTTTGAAATAATTCAATAGATTCTTCGAATGTTTTAATAAAATAAGCATGAGCCATTAAAACACTGAATTTATTATAATCAATATTATTCAATCCTTTTTTAGGGTTAACATCCACCTTTGAACCTGCTTTAGATATTTGAGGTGGTATAATCCACCCACCCATATAGCATGATTTTTCGGGAGGCGCGCACAATTTAGATGAAAACTCGGCGTCATCCTCTAGAACGATATTATTATCGGTTTTATTCATATAGATAGCCAATAGCGCCTTACGATGGGCGGCGATTGTACCCAATTTTGCTATTATTTTTTTAGCACCGGTATTATGTCTCGTTTGAAGATCTTTTACTAATTGCTTATTGCACTGCGTCAATTTAAGATATTCAGCGGGTATCCATTGAATATGACATATTTTATTTTTATATTTATCGGTAATATCATTACTCTTCTTTAAAAAATCCTCTTCTAACTTACATATAATATAAATATTATATTTAGACATTCTTATAATTATCTTATATTTTTATTCTGACTATTACTTTAAAAAATTTTTTATATTATTGAGAGTTCTATCTTTTTTAAAAACGATTGTTTTCATATTTTTATCATATTTAACTAATGAAGGATAAGTTTTTATATTATTAGGTATTAATTCTGGATTAAATTCCCTAACGACCGTATGATATTTAATTTTATTTTTTTTACAATATTTTACCACTTTGATCCATAATTCGCTTTCAAATGCTTTACAATATCTACACTTACTCATTTTATAATAAATAAGACCTTTCGTCTTTGATCTCATCTTAGATCGCTTAGATCTCTTAGATCTCTTATTAGATCTCTTATTGGATCGCTTATATGTCATTAATAATACTTAAATATATATTAGTTTAAAGAGATTTTAAGTATATTTAATAAATGGACGATCTATTAAACAAGTTAGAGTCGGAAAAGAATGATCGGTTTAAAAAAACATGGTCAAAATTAGAAAAAGGTAATAAATTAAATCGTTTAAATGTTTTTCTAGTTGATGAAACGATAGATAAAGAATTAAATGATGGCCAAGCGAAATTTTTAAAAAAATTATTAACTTCGCTATTTGAGAAAGGAGCATTTAATAAGAGTAGTGAAATAGAATATTGCGCGGAAAAGGCTGAAATTATTTCCATAAAAAATTTAAATTATGATATTGATAAAAAAGAATATTCATTTAATTTACCAAAAAAAACTATTAAACCGGTGACTAAATCTAAATCTAAAATTGATAGGCATTTCTCTCGTTCAAAAGAGAATAAGTAGATTTAGAAATCATCGTCATCATCAAACGAGATATTATTTTTATCGGAATCAATATTCGGATTAGCTTTGTTAGAGTACTCACCAACTCGCTTCTCAAAGAAGTTAGTTTTACCCTGAACCGATATCATCTCCATCCAATCAAATGGATTTTCCGAGTGATATATTTTGTCTAAGCCAAACATAAGGAGTAATCTATCGGCAACATAATTAATATATTGACTCATTAATTCTTTATTCATCCCAATCAGTTCACATGAAAGTGATTCGGTAATAAATTCTTTCTCTATTGAAACTGCATTAATAATGATTTCTTTAATTACATTGGGGGAGGGTTTATTCTTAAGATTCTTATACATTAATACAGCGAATTCTGTATGTAATCCTTCATCTCTTGAAATCAATTCATTGCTATGACACAAGCCCGGCATTAATCCTCGCTTTTTTAACCAGAAGATACTACAGAAAGCCCCTGAAAAGAATATGCCCTCTACTGCCGCGAAACCAATGATACGATGAGAGAAAGGACTCTTATCATCGCTAATCCATTTAAAAGCCCAATCTGCTTTCTTCTTGATTGAGGGAACATGATCTATAGCATTTAGAAGACGTGTTTTTTCTTCAACATCTTTAATATATGTATCAATGAGTAGGGAATAAGTTTCCGAGTGAATATTTTCCATCGCAATCTGAAAACCATAGAAGAATTTCGCCTCCAGAATTTTAACTTCTTGACAAAATCGCTCAACAAGATTTTCATTCACGATACCATCCGAGGCGGCAAAGAACGCTAAGATATTTTTAATAAAATATTGTTCAGAATCTGTTAGCGTTGACCAATCGCTAAGATCTTTTGAAAGATCTAATTCTTCGGCTGTCCAGAAATTCGCTTCGGCTCGCTTATACATTTTCCAAAAAGGTTCGTGCTGAATAGGGAAAATTACATAACGATTTTTCTCTTCGTTGAGTAGAGGTTCATCAATAGTCTTTTCATTCATCGTAATTTTAGTATCGCTCATTAATAATGATATATTTAGTTAATTATTTAAGTGGATTTAAAAAATCAAATTTTTAATAACATTTAATTTAATTTCTTCTACGCCTTCTTGTTCTTATAGGTTTCTTACGTTTAGTAGGTTTAGGTTTCTTTTTAGTCTGTTTCTTACGTTTAGTATGTTTAGTAGGTTTATTACGTTTATGAATGTTTCATTATAGCGCCAGACAAAGCATCATGAAAAGCTTCATCAGCTTCATCAGCGGCAGGAGCAGGAGCAGGAGCAGGAGCAGGAGCAGGAGCAGGAGCAGCGGCAGGAGCAGCGGCAGGAGCAGGAGCAGCTAGTTTGTTTTTAAAATTTTTCTGTGACGGGATTCGGGCGCGACAATGAGGGCAATTTCCAGATACTGATATGACAGGCTCTATACAGCTCCCGCGTCCAGCAAACGGCGAGTGATTTCGGTTCCGATTCCACCTCTCGGCATTTTATATAAAATAATATAAAATAAAATAAAATAAAATATATAAAAATAATTTAATAACATTAAATCAACATGATACATTATGTTTTTGATTTGGATGATACTTTAATTATTCATCAAAAAGGCGTTCAGATAAATTATGATACGATTCAGTCCGATCTTGGACTAAAATCCTTATTAGATAATTGTAAGGGAGAATGTTATATTTTTACAAATGCGACTTTTGGACACGCTTATGAAGTGATCAAGAAAATGAATATAAATAATAATTTCTTTAAAGTTTATAGTAGAGATACATTACCCTACATGAAACCCGATCCTTTGTCATTTGTATCCGTTCAGAATGATATCCGAAAAAATTATCATAATACAGATATTATCTATTTTTTTGATGACTTATTAGAAAATCTAAATGCCGCAAAAAAAAGAGGTTGGAAAACTTTCTGGATACACCCTGATGCCAATACTAATCTTTATGATTATGTTGATTACGGGTTTCCCGATATAAAAACGTGCTTAAAATATTTAGAAGAATATAATATAAATAATACTATATTTTAAATGAATAGTTGTACAATATGTCTCAAAGATGATCTTATTGCCCCGGATATTTATAAGACAGATTGTAAACATATCTTTTGCAAAGAATGTTTGGATGACTGGTTTCAGAGAGGAAATAAGTCTTGTCCCTTATGTCGGTCCACGGTAAACACATACAAGCATAACGATGAAAATTATAAATTAGTTATCTATGAAAGAAATAATGATAACAATAATATTGAAAGTGGTTTACTAATGAGAAATGCACGTAGAATGTATGCTCAGAATATCAGACTTAAGATTTACTCATTATCCTCGTTTATTCTTTTTATAATCTATTTTGGTAATTATTTATCGTTCGCGGGTGATTATCATGATCTGGAAATAGAATACGAGTTATGTTCAAATAATATTACAAGTTTACAAAATCAATTAGAGACCGCGAATCTTAATAATTTAGGAACATCTATAGAAATATTTGATGGTTATAAGAGGATGAATTGTTTTTATCCGGATAGATATTTCGGATGTTCTTCAGGATAATCAGGATAATCAGGATAATCAGGATAATCAGGATAATCAGGATAATCAGGATAATCAGGATAATCAGGATAATCAGGATAATCTGCTTAATCTTCTAAAAATACAAATAATTTATCTATTAATAAATAAATGAATTCTATAATCTTTCTTATCACTATTTTATCAATCTATTATTATATTTATACAAGGTGCTATGATAGATTTGAAGAGAAATATCATTATTATTTCTATGGCTCTGTAGCTGTCTATTTGGTAATCTTATATGTTTATCATTTTGAGTATGAATTCTTTTATAAACTCTTAAAAAATGTATATGATACAAATCAACAACCCTTATATACGTTTAACAGTATGAATTCTAATGCGGAGCTCTTTGAATCGGAGAACTCTAATAACGGAGTAGTAAATCCTTTATTGGGATTTAATATTAAAGAAACGCTCCTACAGAAACAATCTGGGCGTTGTTATTCTTGTAGTAATTTTATAATGAAAAATGATTTAGGTTTAACGAAACTAAAGTATAAAAATCCTTTACAGAATGGTGGTCAGAATAATATTGAGAATATAGGATTAGTATGTCCGCAGTGTTTTGCTATTAGCTCTACGCCATTGCGCTAAATTTAAAAATTTGATTCTTTTTATTTAAAACTATTTTAAGTAATACTTAAAATGGATTTATCCGTACCAATCTATAATGAAGAAGATATTGAGTATATCAGGGGCTTGTCAAAAGATAAGTTTAACAAAGTGATTCAGGTAGCCCTCACGATAGGTTTTAAAAGTATTCAGATGAGTGAAGTGAATATGGATTGTCATTCCTATTTGAATCCTTTAAAACAGATCATTGATGAATCTGGAGAACAAAATAAAGAAAAAATCTTGGAAATTGATGATAAATTAGATGCTTTACTACATATCAGGACTAATTCATCGAGGAAGGGTAGATTAAGCGAAGACTTATGTATTAGGCGATTAACTCAACAGTACCCGACCTGGGATATATCAGATGTGACGCATGTTGGTCACGAAGCCGATTGTCGCGCTAAGACACCGGTCGGTGAAATTCTATACGAATTTAAAAGCTACGATACCAACGTAAATAGAGATCAAATCAATAAATTTTATAAAGATTTAGAAACTACTGGTATTAAATATGGTATCTTTGTATCAAATACTTCGGGTATCGTGGGTAAAAAAGATTTAGAGTGGGAAATTATTAATAGTGACACATTAGTAGTCTACATTAGTAATACAGGTTTCAACGGTCAAGGATGTATTATGGCGACAGAATTACTCCTTGCTTTAATAGAGAATAATATTTTAGATCAAGAAAATCATTGGCTCCTTCATCAGAACTATGAAACCGATAGTATTTATAAAAACTTAGTGGATTCTCTAGATAATTATCGTTCAAGCAACAAAATGATATATAAATTAGGAAAACATATCAAAGAGTATCGGTCAAAGAATAACTCCATGATAGATGGCCTAGAATCCGAAGTATTTCATCTTACATTGAATACGGAAAATATATTCTCTGAAATACTCGGGTTAGTAGAAACTATCAAGAGTAAAAAACAAATTAACAAAAGTTTTGATTTAGACGAATTTATACTGAATAATAATTTCAGCGAGAAATTTATTCAGATCTTTAGAGAATTATACAAGGTAATTTTAAACTTAAGTTTAACTATCCATGTCTGCGATAACGAATGGTTGATATATAAAGATGGTTTAGACGGTTCAGAGGGTTCAGACGGTTCAGAGGGTAGAGAGTGTTTAGCGCATACAAAAACCCAGAAAAGTAAGATTCAGTTGTGTATCTCTAAGTATCCCGAAGAATTAGAAAATTTCTGTCCACAGTACGAAGAGTTCAAGGATAAAAAGATTATTATTGCCCTAAATGATAATTATAAAATATGGTCTCAAGTAAGTTTAAGATTAAATTAGATAATAAAATATATATGAATAGTAATAATGAGTGAACCTCCTAGACCAGCATTGGGGGCAGCGGTAAGGTCGCTTTCTGAACCAAGAGCTAGAGAAGCATCAGCAGTAGCTAGAGAAGCAGTAGCAGTAGTAGGGTCTAGAGAAGCTGCTAG